TGCCTAGCGATGGAGTTCATGGACCCTCGACATCAAGGTGGACTTGCGGGGTCAGTTCCACGGAAGACTCCCCCGACCAGTCTCTACAGGTCTGTTTGATTGCCAGGATCGCAGCGTCTACGAACTCCCGCAAGGCCACTTTCCTCTGGAAACTCTTGGTCATGGTTGTGGAGCGGTAATACCCCACCTCGGGCCACGCCTCCGCAGGATTCGACGGGTATCTCACCAAGTCCTCGGCTGAGGCCACGTCTTTGTACAGATCGTCCTCGACGGCCAAGACAAACAGATTGGGCGAGATTCCCAAGCTGTTCGTGACGACCATCCGTACGGTGTACGGCTCATGCTTAGTCAGATCCTCGGTCTCGAACTTCTCGATGCCGACGTTCGCCATCACGTCACCGGGGGGTAGTTGTACGTGGACAACCCCGAGAACGTGGTGTCGATCTCGGAGTAGCGGAGCTGCGCCGAAGAAACGAGGGACCGAGTCGATGTGAAGCGGTTCTCCGCTGCGGCTTGGGTCGCTTCTAGCGAAGTGAATCGGTGGTCCCGGAAGAGTGGCGACGCGAAATCTACTCGCTCGGTGTAGCCCTCGTTACCCGTCGCTACGACGGCCGACCCCCGCCGTACCTCCCACTTCACCCGGCGAACGATCGTTGGGAAGTACCGAGCCTCTTGACCGGGCGCAGGCCCGGGGTCGATTCGCAGGCGCTTGAAAGCCCAATCGGTCCCGGTCTCGTTCGTGGTCGTTGTGAGGCTGATAGTGGCGGTATTTCCTTGAAAAGAAAGGATTCTTGCGGGATTGTTGTAGGCCATGCTGGGGAATCCCGACAGCCACACTATCCTTCCAATATCCTCATTCCCGAACTCGTAAGTATCGAGCATCAAACGGTTTCCCGCCAGGATTTGAGGATTACTCCCCGAGATGCGGTTCTCGTAAGCCGCAATGGTGAAATCCTGGTCGGTGTACGGGGCTTCGGACTGAATCCAGTGAGGAATAACAGACGTGACGCGAAGGATGTCCCCCGGAATGACGAGCGCGAGATCCGACACCCCCGAGGTACGGCACTCGAAGTGCGTGAGCTCGTTCACGTCGAGAGACTCGAAATCCAAGGGCGTCGCAATGCGATCGAGTGCCTCTTCGAGACCCACGCGACGAATCACGAACAAGTCCGCGTCGGCTGTCGGGTCGGTCGCTCCTGGCGGAATCGGCACGCGAGTCATCCACTGCGTGCATTGGTAGCCGGTTGATCGAATGAAACCCTCTTGCCGCAGTTGAAGGGTGACGTCAGCCATGTTGTTCTACTTCCTCGGAATCGATCAGTCGCTTCAACACACGGGGTTGGCGATTGTCAACAGCAATGGCGCTATCGAGAAGACCGCCGCTCTAATTGTAGCGGGGAAGCTCTCCGGGGCCGAGCGGTTGTTTCGTATCGTCCAGGACTTCAGGGGGTTCCTGCACGGTACGCTGATCACGGCGGCTGCAATCGAGGGGTACTCGGTCGAGAGCACCAACCGTCCCTTTGACCTGGGGGAAGTTTCGGGCGCGTTTCGCGCCGAGTATTACTCCCTGTTCCGACACGAGCTCCTGGTCGTTCCTCCGACTTCCCTGAAGAAGTACGTGACCGGAGCATCGGGGGCTGAGAAAGAGCTCATGGTTTCCACTGTAAAGACGCGGTGGGGACTTGAGTCCGACGATGACAACATCGCGGACGCTGTGGGGTTGGCGCAAATGGCGCGTTCAACCCATCTCGGCGAGTTCAGCACGCGAACCCAGCGCGAGGCGGTGACCAAACTCACCCGCCCGAAGCGTGTGAAGATTCGCCATCACGGTTCGAAAGACAACGTGTGAGGGCTTCCATGGAAGAAATCGTGTTCCGCATCGAGGATCGCAATCGTGAACGCATGAGCGACGACTTCATCGCGAAGTACGTCGGACTTCAGCCGAAGTGGGGCCCCCTCGGCTACGTGACGTTCAAGCGCACGTACGCTCGCCGTCTCACGCTGGCTCAACAGCGGTTCCGTTACAACCTCGGCGTGAAGTACGGCCCGAACTCGACGGAGGAGTTCTGGGAGGCGCTCCGACGCGTCACTGAGGGTGCGTTCTCCGTGTTGCGTCAGCAGGTTCGGATCACGCAACAGCGCTGGGTCGAGAAGGAAGCCCAACACAAGATGGAGACGATGTTCCGTCTCATGTGGGAAGGAAAGTTTTTGCCGCCCGGTCGCGGTCTCGGCATGATGGGTGCCGACGTGATCGAGTTGAAAGGCGCGGCCTGCGCCAACAACTGCGGCATGGTCGGCACGGGCAACATCGATCAGGAGTTCTCCGACCCCTTCGTGATGCTGATGGACTACTCCATGTTGGGAGTTGGGATGGGTTTCGACACGAAGGGTGCCGGAAGGGTTCGCCTGTCGATGCCCGAGGTGTCGAACGAGCCGCACACAATCCCGGACACTCGTGAGGGGTGGTGCGAAGCTGTTCGCCGTGTCCTCAACTCCTTCGTCGAGAAGGACACGCTCCCGTCTTCCTGGGACACCTCTCAGATTCGTCCCGAAGGATCGGTGATCCACACCTTCGGGGGAACGGCCAGCGGTCCCGGGCCGTTGCTCGAATTGCTCGAAGGCGTGACGGCGCTGTTGACCGAGCGGGTCGGCCTTCCGATCACGTCCACGGCCATCACCGACATCATGAACATGATCGGCCGCTGCGTGGTCGCGGGGAATGTTCGGCGTTCCGCCGAGATCGCTCTTGGTGACCCGAACGATGCAGAGTTCCTGGCACTGAAGGACCCCTCTCAGCTCATCGAGCTCGGGATGCGCCAGAACAAGGTGGCGAACAAGAACCTCGCGTGGCGGGAGCTCCAGGACACCGTGGATGCTCTGCGCAAAGAGATCGGCACAGCGTCCGTTCTCGACGAGACGTTTCAGGCACATCGTGAGCGCATCGCCGAGATCGAGGCCCAACAAGCGGAGCTCCTGAAGAGCGACCCCGCGTGGGTGGAGATCGACGCCAGAATCAAGGCGCATCCCCTGCGGAAGTATCGCTGGGCTTCGAACAACACCGTCCTCTGCACCCCCACGACGAAGTACGGCGAGCTCGCTCGGCAGACCGCAACGAACGGCGAACCCGGGTTCGCGTGGCTCGACACGATTCGGCAGTACGGTCGTCTCTCGGACCCTCCGAACAACGCGGACGCCAAGGCAATCGGGACGAACCCTTGCGGGGAACAGTCGCTCTGGGACGGCGAGCTGTGCTGCCTCGTGGAGACGTTCCCGACGCGTCACGAGACGCTGGAGGAGTACCTCCTGACCCTCAAGTACGCGTACCTGTACGCCAAGATCGTCACCTTGATCCCGACGCACAACGCGAAGACGAACGCCGTCATCGCGCGCAATCGCCGAATCGGTACGAGCATGGCGGGCATCTGGGAGATGTACGAGACGCACGGCCTCGAAGAGTGCGTCCGTTGGTGGCGGGAGGGCTACGCGTACCTCCGCGAGCTCGACGACGAGTATTCGGGCTGGATGGGCGTTGCCCGATCAATCAAGGTCACGAGCGTGAAGCCGGGAGGAACGATTCCGCTTCTGCTCGGGATTGAAGGCGGCATGAAGCTCCCGATCTCTCGCTTCTACATGCGAACGATTCGCATCGAAGCGGGGTCCCCGCTCGCCAAGAGCGTGGCGGCGGCGGGCTATCGGGTGGAGAAGGATCTCACAACCCCCAGGACCGTCGTGGCGTACTTCCCCTGCAAAGACGAAAACGCCCAGCGCGTTGCGCGTGACGTATCGTTGTGGGAGCAGGCTGCCCTCTTCACAGCACTCCAGAACGACTGGAGTGACAATCAGGTGAGCGCCACGCTCACCTTCAAGCCCGAAGAGGCACGCGAACTGGACAAGGTACTCGCGGTCTACGCGAGCAGGTGGAAGTCCGTTTCGTTCCTCCCTCTGTGGGACCATCAGTACGCGCAGGCGCCCTATATCCCGTGCTCGGAAGACGAGTACCGGTCAGCGCTCGCTCGCGTGAAACCCCTGGTGCTCGACGAGGACGTACACGACCGAGAGGACAAGTTCTGCTCGGGAGACAAGTGCGAACTGCCGGTCTGAAGACGTAGAAAAGCCCCCGGTAGGGATCTCGAAGGAGACCCTACCGGGGCTTTCGCTTTTCAAGGATCAGGCGGGTCGGCGGTAAACCGCACGGAACGTCACGGTCATGCGGGAGTTCGTACCGTCCACCGTTGCACTGGCGGCGAGCCGTTTGAAGGAGACTCGCCCACTGCTATCGCAACGGACAAACATCTGCTTCACCCACTTGTGGACAGAACCCGTACCGCTACCGATCGGCTTGTAGTCTGCGTAGTTTTCTACGTCCAGGTTCAAGCCCGCGGTGGCGTCGAACACCGACCCAGCCGACGTTGCGATGCGGAAGGTAAAAGGGTCTCCCGCATTCGCAGCGCTCGTTGTTTGCGGCATGATCGCGATCTCGACAATATAGCCAGTGACTACGTACCCCATGTACGTGGGGCCAGTTACGTAGTCGCCGTCGGCGATTGCGAGTTCTGTGAAGTTTGGGTTATCCACGAGGGACGTCGCGAACGTCGCTGGGGCCGCTTGGTTGTACTGGAGGACTTGGGTGTAGGTCCCTCCGTGATGGTGTCCCGCTGTAGCATCGACCGCGGTTCCTGTCTCTACGCCGTCGAGAAGGGCCTTGTCCCCAGATCCGAGGATGTTCTCCGTCTCACGCGGCGTCGCCTCGTCGGGGTCCCACACCGCTCGGTTGCCTGAAAAGATCGCCAGACGCTCGGCCTGGGCACCGCTCCCGCCCGTGAACGGAGCGCCGCTGCGGGCCCCCAGGATTTCCAGCCAGGGGCTTTCCTCGCCGGGCACCGCGATGGTGACTGCCGTGTACTTCCCGGGCATCTGGTGGATCATCATGCGCGTCAGGGAGTTGGTGCTCCCCGTGAACATGCCAGATAGGAACGTCACCTTGGCGTTCGTCCAGTCGGTGATCGCGCTGAAGTTCGGACTGACCGTGATGTCGATCTTGCGCACCTGGAAGGTGCCGAGGGTCGGTCCCGCGTCGCTCGTGAATCGCTCGAAGATGTAAATCCCGTTCTCGGAATTGTCCGGGGAGATCACACCTTCGAGCTTCACGAAGATGGCGGGAACGAGCTCCGAGTCGAGTGCATCGTCGATCGCATCGACCGCGTAGTACGGGAATAGCGGCCAGATGTTCGGGAAGCGCGTTGCGATATCACCCGCGACGAGCTTCAAAAGATCAGGACTCGCACCTGCGCCGACTGGCTCCTGAACCGTGAATACGCCAGTGCCCTCCATCGGTTGAAGCACGAGATCGGCGTAGTCCACGGGGCCAAGACGCGTGCCCGCGAGGTTCTGTGAACGACGGAGCATCGCCCCAACACGGCGTCCACCATCCGTGAGTCCCACGAAGTCTTTGTGGACCGGGTTTTTCCCTTTGAGCTCGTGCCCATCCTCGTTGACACGGCGGTTCACACCACCGCCCAGCGTGGTCGAGGGAACGCCGTTGGCGAGGGATGCGAGCTGCTGACGGATCGAACCCTGTGCCAGATTCAGGGGCCTGTTTCCAGTGGAAACGGTACCCGAAACCGCTTCAGCGCCGATGCGTCGAGCGCCGCTCTGGTTTGGTGCATCGAGGGACAAGTGCCCGGGAACCATGTCGAGAGCGGTCTCTACCGGACCCGCAGGGAGAGCCGTAGGGGACGCGACCTGATCCGGGTGCCACGTTCCAGAGCCGCCGTACCCGATGTTCGATGCACCCGTGGGAGCCGATGTCGAAGCGAATCGCCCGAGCGTCGCGATGCTCTCTCCGAGAGCCACGGGGACTGAGACGTCGATCCTCGTACCATCGATGAAGATGAACTCCCCGGCGAACAGCTTACCGATGGGAACTGCGTAGGGGATCTTCTCTGGCTCGCGGCCCATGTTGCAGAGCTTGTTGCCCATGGCGGGCGTAATGTTCTGGACGTTCCCGCCGACGCGATCGGTAGGAAGGTCCACGATCGACTGGCGACGTCCACCGGACGATCCCGAAGTGTCCACGGGGCCCGCAGGGAATGCAATGCCGAGGGTCTCTCCTTCTTGCAACAGATTCAGCGAGGAGAGAAAGAAGTCCGTGAACTGTGCAGGTGTGACTTCGTACAGCTCCGCGTCGTACCCGCCTTGCAGCTTCGTGGGCGACAGCGCCGTGCTGAATGCGCCCGAACCTGTCGTGGTCGTGGCGCGAATCATGTGCCGAAGGCCCCAGGTCCCCTGGGAGCTGGAATCGGCGTTGATCCAGGCGACGAGCTGTGCAGCCGTGGTTGGCGTCCCAGATGTGCCGTAGGTGATCTTGATGTGGCGTCGCGGGGTACCCGTCACCGCGGCGCTGATGCTGAGAGGGCCGCCCGTGACGGCCTGGGGATCGAGCTCGATGGTGATGCCGTTCGCCCCGACGCTCAACACGTCCGGGTCATCGAGTGAGTCTCCGTCCGCGTAGCCGCGCTGCCCTGTGTACTGGCTCGACGCGACGATCTGGAGTTCGTCGGGAGCTGTGCCCACGTACGGGATGCCCGCCACGAAGAGCCTCGCACCCTTCGCTCGACCACCACTCTGCATGCCCGGAGAGAGAGCCGGAAGCACGAACAGCGGATCGCTCGGAATGAGCGAGTACCGATCGGGGCTCGTCATCACCTTTGTCAAGGTGAACAGGCCCGTGCAGCGGAGGATGGTGTCTCGCGCGTAGTCCGCTCGGTACTTCAGATCCTCGACTTCAGTTCGGAGAACTTCATCGCGAACGCGGAGGTTCTCTGACGGGCGACGAAACGTTCCTTCGACTGCGAACTCAGAGTTGGTTACGGGCTGGATAGACGCGCTGTCATCCTCCCCAGAGTCCCCACCGTTCTTGAAATCGACCAGTTCGTCTGCGTTTGCCACGTCGTTCTCCTCAGACAGTGAAGGTGAGGCGCCAGATGTACAGAACGCCGAACCCCGCCACGGTTCGATCGATCTCCGGGTGTGTCATCCGGGAGAACATCACGTTGTTCGCGTAGAAGAGGCCCGCCTCACGAAGCACAACGCCTGTGGCTTCCGCTGGACCGATCTGCGCTTGGTAGACGATGGTGCCAGTGGACGCTGAAAGTACCCGTCCAGCACCGACCGTCGGCTTCGTGATAACGGCGGCGCCCAGTGCGGTGTCTCCGCGCGTCGGGGGAGTTCCGTTCGTCCCGGCCTTGAGCTGGTTCAGCTCCCAGTCATTCGGGTTGTCGTTGATCAACAACCGCAGGATGCCGGTGATCCCGTTGTACGTGATGGTGTTCTTCAGGGCGTGTCGTGTGACCAGCTTGCCCTTCGCGTTTGTGACGCGGATTTCCAGGTCTCCACGTACATGCACACGGTCTTCTAGGTTTGGCATCGGCGCAACAATAGCCTAGCTGATCAGCAGTTGAATAGGCGGTTCGGTGAGGGCTTGTCCGTACGGCTGCACGATTCCCTCGGGTTCCCGCTTCAGGGGATCAGATCCCCCCACATGCCAGGGCGTCTCGGCCCAGGAGATGCCCCCAGAAGTGCCCGAGTTGACGCCCGTCCACCAATCAGGGGAAGAGATCGACGGAGGAACTCGTAGCGCCAGAATGATCACCGAGTACGTTGCGGAGCCCGCGTCAGCGTTCGGGATCGTGACGGTGCCGGTCGAGTAGTCGATCGAGTAGTTCACACCCGCAGTTAGCGGACGCCCGCCTGCCGTTCCCGCGCTGAAACGGAGGAACATGAGGAACTTTCGATCCGGTACGTAGGGCAACGACGGGTTCGGTGTGATCGTGTTCAATCCCGCCGTCAATGACAGGGAAACAGTTCGGTCGAAGATCGCGAAGAACTCTCCGACCCTGATCTGGGAACCGATCTTCATACGGAAGTCCTCGTAAGAGATCAGCTCGTCGATCCACGGGCCGTAAGCGACTTCGAAGTCCTCCTTGATGCGAATGGTCTCCGTGAAGTCCGTGAGCGGTTCGAGGTACACGTACGTGTGCGCGGGCTTCGCTTCACGAAGCAGTGAGAGCGCGTCGGAGATGAACTCCCCCGTGAAGATTTCAGGCGCATCGATTCGTACGCGAAGCGCGTGGTACTTGAGGAACCGGTCCATCATCACGAATCCAACGGTTCGCCGGTAGACGATTGGTGGCAGCTCCGCTGCGGGGAAGTCCACCGGGGCTACACGGCCGACCGCGGCCGGGGGAGGGAAGCCTTCGAGCTTCACCGAAGTCCCGTCGTGGTCCAGGTCGAGAATGCGGTAGTAGCCGTTGAAAGGGGCATCCGGGATATGCACGTACTGCCCCACGTCTCGAAGCCGGGCAGGGGGAGTTTCCGGTGGAAAGAGGAGTTTCAACCAGTGCCCGCCGAGCCAACGAGCCAGCCCCGTACGCTCGATCCCCGGCTCTTTCTCTTCGTCGTATCCCACGGAGACCCCGAAATCCCCGATCACCGCTTCGTCGAGGGCCCCGATGATGTTTTCGATCAACTGGGGAGAAACCTGACGCCGCGCAAGGTTATCCGGAAAGAGCTGAAGGACTTCTGTCGGGATCGTGATGTTGTGCCACCACGCTTCGTTGCTCACGTAGTCCGTGATGTTGATCGCGGACGACAACGCCTCGAACGCTTTGAACTTCAAGACACCGAAGTTCGCGGTGTCTGTGACTTCTTCCCGAATGGGGATCGTCACGGGAAAGTTGTAGAGATGCCTGTCAGTGATGACTGCGCTCTCTCTCGTGCGAGAGATACGGAATCGCAACCCCGTCTCATCGATGAGGGCGTAGTCAGACTCCAGGTACACCGTTCTAGGGCTTTCGACCTCTGCGACGCGCAAGGGTCCTCGGTTTCGCTGCTCCCTCGATCCTTCGAGAAAGACAAGCGTACCGACGTCGTCGGGGGTGAATGCGAACGTGACGTTCGGGCCGCGAACCGTGAATCGGCGTCGCACGAGTACGTGGGAAAACTGCCAGAGCAGTTCGATCTCGTCAGACGTAGGGGTCGGGCTGATCGTGGCAGTACGCCCGTCTGCGCTCACAGACGCGAGCGTGTACGTCCAGGCGTCTCCGTTTGGCTTTCGAACCGTGAGGATGCCGCCAACGTCCGTAGGGAAGAACGTAGGAAGGAGCTCTAGCCACTCAGACGTGACGAACGTACCCACCGTGGGATCGACGAGCGCACGGTAACGGGTCGTTCCTACCGTAACCGTGTCGTCCTGGTCGTACGTGAGCAGGGAGTTCCAAGCGCCCTTGTAGAAGGGATCTTCCGTCGTGAACGTGGAAGTCCCTGCGTCCACGAGACCAGTGCTTCCGTACTCGAAGTCGATCAACTCACCAAAGTTTCCGAGCGTCGCATCGCCGGTCTCAGCCACAAGGGGGGAGTCTCCGAGCGCCTCGAAGCCGGAAACGAAGTCTGTGAGAACCTCCCCGTCTTCACGTACGACGGGGAGCTCGGCCATCACGTTGAACGCGCTGATGAACCGTCCGAGACTCGGACCCCTGAGAAAGAGCTGCGCGACGCCCCGAAGAAACGCTCGATACGCTTCGGTCGAAGGCTTCTTGAACGACAGCAAGTATCCGAAGTTCGTGTAGAGAGCATCCACGTCGAGCTTCGCGTCGGGAACCCAGACTGCCAACTCACGGAAGTTGAACGACTGGTCGAAGCGGAACAGGTAGGGGAGCTCCCGCCACGCGGCAGTAGTGCCAGGGGTCACGCTCGTGGAAGACGTCGTCGCGATCCAGGTCTTTCCACTGTAAACGACGGTGTCATTCGCCGAATACGCGGTTGCAGACTGCCAAGAGCCACGATACGTGATCGAGATGTTGTAGACCCTGAGCAGGTATTCGTAGTTCGCACGGAACTCAGGTTCCGGCGTCCACACCGAGAACATCGTGATCAGACCCGTCTCGTAGTCGATGATGTAATCGACGTCCTCGATCAGCGCCCCACCAGAAGGGTACGTTTCCGTGTCTGTGGAGTGATCGAAGAGACGTACGGGTAGGGCCTGGAAAGTGCCGGGCACGATGAACGTGTGAGCGCTCTCGATCGTCGGGCGTGCCCCGAGGGAATCCGGCACGGTCACTTGTCGTACGGGCTGTACTGTATCGATCGCGCCAAACGCTCCGAGCATGTCGAGGGTGAGAGTGTCCCCGCCCGTGGCAGAGACTCGTGCGTAGACGCGGTTCGCGGAAACGTCCGGGTCGGTCACGTAGATGTACGTACCCACGTCGGCTCCTGATGGGGATACCCCCACGTACGCCGCGTACTTCCAGGCCGACGCAGTAAACGCCGCTCCTGACACGACCACAGTTGTGTCGATAACAGCCGTGATCGTGTAGATGCCGTTGTTTGCGGGAACCGCCACGTCACGTAGAGCGAGCTTCTTCCCGACCCACGAACCCTCGGCGTTCGTGATGATGAGGGAGTCGGGCGCGACGACCGCCGTAACTACCGCATCGACCGCGTCTACGACACCCGTGAGGGTCTGTCCCGAAGCAGCGTACAGCCCGAAGAGGCGGATCTCAGAGATCCTTCCGTCGAGAGGCGTACCGAGCTGTTGCGAATCGAACGGGGTTCGCATCACGGAGAGCGACGTAGAGCGCATCAAGCCGTTCGTTCGGGTCGTCTCGACCGCCGCCTGAAGGATCAGCGAAGAACCCTGCACCGCGGCAACCGGGACATCGTGATCGTTGCCCGTCTGGTACCGAATGCGAAGAACGTCCCCGGGTTTCGCCCCCATTCCCAGAGAGTCCCAATCACCGCCGAACGGATGAGTCAGGTCAGAGGACGTCTTGACCGTGACTGTCTTGACCGGGAACCCGAGATCCGTAACGAAAGGATTCGCGTGAAGACGAATCGCACCGTTCACCACGTCGAAGTCGGTGTTCTTCTTGAGAGCCACCGTCGGGTCAATTACTCGATTGACCAGGAAACTCGCGTCACCGTAACGGTCTGAAGACAGTACCTCGTAACGGTTCTGTGTGGGGCTGGGCCCTTCGACGTAGTTGAGGAGATCCTCGCGAACGGGGAGATATCTCCAGTACTTCTTCTGGAACAGCGGCATGTACTGAAGCGATGTACCGAGCGTCGCCTCCATGAGCTCCAAGTAGAGCTGCCCGACCTGGACCTGGGCCCCATCGAGCAACCCTTCGACCATCTCGGTGCTCTCGAAGAAACGCACCCAGAAATCCGAGAGTCCCCGGATGAAGTTCAGCCCCGAAGATGACGTAGGCATCAGACTCTCCGTTCGAAGGTGATGTCCTCGGACACGGCGACGTATCGCACGGTTCGATCACTCACGCTCTGGCTGGACAGCAATCTCTTGAGCGCGGCTTCGTAACCCGTGGAGGGCAGACCGAAGTCCGTGGGATTCAGCAGCTTCGCGCCGTTCGACCCCGAAGGGAAGACCGTGACCAAGTCTGTCGTCTCGTACCGGAACACCCGTCCATCGGGCGCCAGGAGCTCGTATTGGATCGCGAACGGGTACACCGTCGAGACGCCTGAGCCGAGCTGAGAGATCCAGTTGGCGACGATGCTCACGCTCATCAGGTTCGAGAGCTGGTACCCGTTTACGTACGAGAGCAGGATCGTCTTGGTCCCCGTCTCGTTGAAGGTGGGGCTCGCGTTCGTACGGAACGGGTCTCGGACAACCGACAGGTCGTACGGCACGTTCATTGAGAGGTAGACGGGATGCTGCCCCTTCAAGAGCACGTTCGCTGCGCTGACCCGCTGATCGAGGTCTCTCACGAAACTGTCTTGTTCCGCGGCTCCCGACAGGGTGTCGTACGTGACGACTGCGTTGAGTCCGTCGAGCACCATCCCAGTCCAGCCCAATTCGATGACCACGACCGCGAGGGCACTCTGTCCCTCGGAAGGGTTCTTTACCGTCACCTTGAACGGCAGCTCATCCCCCGGCGTTGCCGCGGTGACGGGAAGCGCATTGACTCGACTGGTGAACCTGAGCGTGTTCGTGACGGGGTCTTTGTAGGCGTCGTAGGTTGAGGAGGGGTCGTACACCTCGATCGACTTTACACGGTAAACTTGGCCCCCGTTCAGCACGAGCCCGTTCGTGGTCGAGAAGCGTCGAGAAGTGACCAGATCCGTACCAGTGAGCCCTGCGAGCTTGTCCCGGAAAGTGGGCCAGACGTTCCCGATGCTGACGGTGATGGGACCGATGTAGCCGACTTCGTCCGTTCCGACAGAGAACGGTGTTCGCTCCGAGATCAACAACTCGTGAGCTGTGACGCTTCGCACATGATACTCGAATGGGGCCTCCGGGATGCCGCTCTCGATGTACACGACATCGCCAGGAACGACGGGCTGCGAACCGACCATTCCGAGACCCGTGAGGAAGTTACGCACTACGGGCGATGCTTCATCCCGGAGGATCACGAAGCGCCCATCGGGACGCGCGTAGAGAGCGCCGAGAATGCCCGTGAAGGTGTTCTCTGCGACAGGGAGACGGGCGTAAATGTCGGTGTGCCCGCCTACGTGGAGCTGAATGCCGGAAGTAGGCTCGGTTACGAGATCCCGGGACATCTCGGGATCGCCGTAACCAATCGTCACGACTTGAGCCACCTCGTCGCTGCGTTCGAACAGGGTTGCCTCGTTCGAGCGTGCGTTGATCATCGCGCGGAGGGACATTCCACTCCGAGAGCGATCGATGAACTGCTGCGTCGTCTGCTCGTTCTCTCCGTCGGAGAGGGCGACAGAGTGATCCACCTTCGTCAAGAAGGGACTGAACTGATCCGCTCCACGAAAGATGCCGGGCTGGAAGGAATATTCAGCCCCGATGTGGGACGCTTTCACGCGGATCACGTACGTGTAATCGACCACTCGACCGAACGCGTCGCGTACCTCCTGAAGCTGATCTGGGCTGATCAGAAGGTCCGAGTTCTGTTCGAGGTAGAAGACGTGCGCGTCGGTGCGGAAGAATCGGGTGTTCCGCGACACCTGGGCGGTGACGCGTTTCGAGAAGTGCAGCACGATGGGCCCGCGGGAGAACTGGCCGCCTTTTCGGTACAGGAAGAGGTTCGCGAGGAGCGCATCGGCCGCCTGTGTGACACTCTCTTCTTCGGGGAGTTGCGATAGCGTCAGAAGCGAGTTCATGTTGCGAGTCGCGGTGATCCGCTTCCGCAAGTACGCGAAGATGTACGCGATCGACTGAACCCCGAAGTCGTAGTTCGGCGACCCCTCAGTGAAGTCGCCATCGGGGATCTTGTTGAGCAAGTACGTCTGGACGAAGCGCGCGGCCTCCCTCACGTCGTCTGCGGAAACGTCGATGTCAGCCACTTGCCTTCTCCTGGCTCAAGTACGCGATGAGAGACTCGACGCGCTCACCGCTCAAGGTCTGGATTTGGACCCAGAGTTCAAGCGCGTCTTCGCGCGGCTGGTTGTAGTAGGAAATCGAAGCGTTTCCTAGCTTTTCGGAGGGATCAAGCCACGGGCTTCGTCCGTCGATTTCGCGGAGCTGCTCGTTGATCTCCAACACGGAGACGTCCACGGTGGCACGAAGCTCCTCGAAGATGACGTTCCCGCCGATCATCGAGGCGAACGCGGTCCCTCGACTCGGGTACAACGGGTCGGTTCCTCGCGGGGTAAAGAACCCCTGAAGCCATCGATTGATGAGCTTCTGCGGCCCCTTTACCGCAATGGAGTTCTTCGGGTTGAACGCGAAGTTCGACCGGGCCAACGCCTGATCGGACGGATCGATCAGTTGGAAATGAAGGCTGTACCGGGCCACGCCAAGAGGATAACCCTAGTAGGTGCGGCCATCCCCCCAGAAACCCGTGGCGAAGTCGAAGGAGTGTGGCTCGAAGTTCGTTGCAGCCACCGGGCCGGTAGCATGTGCGCCCTCCCCTACGGCACCGGCCTGTCCCCCGGCATCGTCGGCGTCTCGATGCGCGACGTTGATGCGCTCTACGAAGAATCTGGACCGTGGGGTCGAGGCCATGTCCGCGGCGCGTTCGGCCCCGGCGAAGGTGGTGTACGACGCGAGGGCGGGTGACAGTTCACCAAGGGTGGCGATTCGCGTGAGTGCGTCCTGAACTTCGGTGCGGGTCGCGATCGGAGGCGTGGGCGCAAAGGGGCGAAACACCTGTGTAGCAAGATCGAACGACTGGGTGTTCGTCAGCGCCGTAGAGAACGCCGGGACATCGGAACTCGCGTGGGACAACGGAGACCGGTTCTCCCAGTTACCTGTCGTGAAGTTGTACCGTGTGATGCCCGGGGCGTTTCCGTAGTCGAAAAAGATTCCATTCAACCCAGGCGTCCGAGCGGACAGCGGTCGAATGTTGTTGGTGATCGCGGGAACCGCCGTGACGAGTTTCGCGAGCAGCACCCGTAGCGAAAAAAGCTGAATCTCCGAGTACGGGAGCTCGAATACGGTATTGTCGTACCGGCGGGCGTCCCAGTCCGCACGAGGGATGCCAACAGCCCCCTCGATTCCGATGTCCAGGGTGTAGTCGCTTTCGCTTCCCGACGCGAACACTTCGTCGTCAATCGAACCCGCAACGACTACCGCCCCGCTACGTGTGACAAGGAAGTGATACGCAGGGCCTTGCCTTGCGTTCACCATCTTCTGCACGACGCGCCCAGTCTTCGACGCGTTTGAAGTGTCCGCGGGGTTCAGATACGCGGGGACCACCACGGATTCAGCCTGGGAGTAGTAACGAACTCCTGCTTCCGCCTCCGTCCAGATCGTCGCGACACGACGATCCGTGACACGCGACGAGACAAGCCGCGCCCGATCCTCCGTCATGCCGTACGGCCGGATCACGATCTGCGAAATTGGAGTTCGATTGAGGCGACTTCGATCGACGTGAACCGAGGCCGGGATCACGTACGTGAACGAGCTTTCCACTGGAAAGCCAAAGTCCGAGATCAGCCGACGAGGCACGCCTGCGCTGCCAGGGTTCGGACGAACGTTTCCGAAGTAGGCCGCCGTGCGCCGCTGGTCGTTCGAAAATCGCGAAAGCGCCCGTTGGAGAATGTCTGACGATTCGCTCACGCATGGCCTCCGGCCTTCTTGAGCAGGTCTTTGATCTTGCCCAGCTCGTAGCTCAGTACGCCCTGCGTGACTCCAACTTCGCGCATGATCTGCTGATCGCTGGTCGCCTCACGGTGACCGTGCGACCCAGTTCGCATGTCGTAGATTCTCTGCTGTCGCGGGGACATCTGGTGATACGCGAACTCGATCAGCTCTGTCTCGTCAGCGTCATCGTTGTTCTGTTGGAAGGTGGGTCCTTCCCCCGACTCCATGAGCGTTCGTTTCTCGACGGTGTTGGTCACCGCTTCGATCCGAGACACCGGGAGTCCAAGATGGTCCGCAATTCGCTCGATCGACGGTACCCGGCCGTGTCGATCTTCGAGCTCCGCGCGGGCCTTCGTCACTTGGTTGTACGTGATCCTGTGATCCTCCGGGACCTTCAGGATGCTCTGACGTTCGTACGCAGGGCGGGATAGCGCACGGAGGCTGTTCTTGAGGTAAGTAGACAGGAGCACGCCGCGGTTCGGATCGAACGTGTCGAATGCCGCGATGACGATCTTCTTGGCTTCGTTCTCCAAGTAGAACTTCGGAGCCGCGGACGCCCACTTCAGAACCTCCGAATCGATCAGCGGCTTGACCTGCCGAACGAGCGCCTCCAGGTCCATCGTGGAGCGCGTCCGCTTCCAGGTGCGCCAGAGCTCCAGGTCTTTCTGCTTATCGACAGGACCCATCTCACACTCCCGGGGAGACTCGGCGCGCGATCTTTTCGCGGTAGGCGATCAAGATCCGATCCCAGTCAGCTCGGGTTTGAGCGTAGTCCGCGGGCACGCCCTCGCGGGTAGAAGAGGGCCCCGGGGACTGCCCGGCAACATAGCCCCGTTGACCTTCGGTCGGGGGAGTCCCAGGGCCGGGGCGTAGGCGAGCGATGCGGTTGTAAATCTGAGCCGTGTACCGTTGTGCAATCGTCCGGTTGACGACGGGAGGGCGTCCGCTCGCCACCTCTTCTACGGAAGTAACGTCGTTCTCCATCACGCTGGAATAATTGAGCTCGTTCGAGCCCAATTCCACGTCGCCCGTGGCGATGAGATCGTTCACGGTGCGACCGCCGTGCAGGAACCGAATGTACTGTGTGAGCGTGCAGATGGGACGCGCCGCGAGCTGCATCGCGCTGTCGTACCGCTGGAATCCCAGGTAGTACGGCGTGTTCGGGATCGGTGACAGCTCCCGATTCGGGTCGATGTTGTGCGTCACTCGTCGCGTGATCGTCTGCGACCCCGCGGCCTGATCTGTGGTCGCGGACGGGTTTGTGTTCCCTGCGAGCGCCGCCACGTCGTCACGAAGCCCACGGATCAGACTCTCAATCCCTGCCCGTTGAAGGGAGAAACCCGTAGACAGCGAAGTTTCCAACGCGGAAACGACGTCGTTCGGTGTGAACGAAGGCGAGTTCTCAATGTGGAGGTCGTCCACCTTTGCCTGGATTTGAGCCAGCGTGACCGCGTTGATTCCAGGTACGTTCGAGATGAACTCCCGCATACGAGGGAGGTACTCAGCCCCGGTCTGGGGATGCTCAGAGGAAGGAGGCGCAGGCGGCGGATCTTGCTGAACTTCCTCGTCGATGTTGATCGTGTCCACTTCGAGACTGTTCGGTTGCTGATATCCCATCGCCTCGGTGAACGAGAACGCGGCCTTCAGCGTGGCGGGAAGCGAGTTCCCGTAGAACAGCCTGCGATAGATCGTTTCGGCCTGTGCCTCTTTTTGGAGATTGTCCCGAATCTCATCGACGATCTCGGCGGGGGCAGTGACGAGACGCTCGGCGAACCTCTCGCAGTCGTTCATCACATCCTGGAGAAACTCTGGGAACGTTCGAACACACGAGAGGGACGCGGTGGTTCCGATTGAGCCCGACTGTCCCGCCCCTGCGAATGCCTGATGTGCCACGGACACGAGGTACGCAACCGCGTGATCTCGTGTTGCCATGCTGTCGAAGACGACGAGCGGGAATCCCGGCACGAGGTACGGGTTGAACTGCAACAGCAGAGAACCCGAGCGGGCGTTGTACTTCGCCTTCAGGTGCTCCGACTGCGCGTAGATACGGAAGAGCTTCTGGAACGACTGTTCGACCGACGGCTCTCCTTCTTCGACTGCCGCTACGACTGTGTTGGAGCTCCCGGGAGTCGGTGCCGTGTCTGGAGCGGGATTTCCACTGGAAACATTCCCACTCGTAGCGCTGCCAACAGGGGCGCCACTGGCGTTAGTGACGCGCTCTGTACGGACGACGGTTCGAGTCGCATTAGTGGGGAGGGAGGTTGTGTTGACCACCCGTACGCGCGGAAGTACCGCGGGGTTCCCGGCGATGCTGGGCAGGACGATCCGTTGCTGCACCGACGCATCGGCGAACCAAGGGGTTCGGAGCTCGCAAGCCTCATCGTTCAACTCCATGTGGATGTGGTCGCAGTGCCACTCGCTCAGGTGGTCGTACGGCTGCGACGTGTAGCGGTAGAAACCGAACTTGTCCCCGCTTCGCTGGTTTCCCCCGTACCACTGGAACCGTGCCCAGAGCACGTACTGGATGCCGATGACAGCGGCGTTTTCTACGAGCCAGTCCGCAATAGGGTTGCCGTAGACGTTGTTCGCTCGACGGTTCACCGGGGTGATCATGATGTCCATGGCGCGGCCCGCGTGGTGCTGGTCACGACGCCCAGGGAACCTCGAACGGCTCTCGGGACGAACGATCCCCACGCTGGTCACGTAGACACGAAAGTTCGCTTCGAGAAAGCGCTTGAAGGCACTCGCTCCCCGCTGAGGCGGAAGTTGTCGCGTGCGAAGCGTCGGACTGGTCGGCATCCCGTCAGAGCCGATGCCTTCTTGCGTTGCGGGGTCCGCTCGAACGAAGGTCCGGTTGCCAACTTCCAACGCACGCGCCGACGGACGCCACGTATCTGCGGGGTACTGCGAGGGATCGACACGAACGGAACCGCGCGTCGTCACCGACATCCCGCCCTGTTGACCAAGCGTGATGCGGGGGTTCTGCTGTTGCTGTTGTTGCGCCGTTAGAGGACGATCGGGAGGAGCCGAGTTCTCTGATGAACGGTCCACCGTGAAGGAGGCGTTCTGAGCGGGAGCGCCTGAAGCGGGAACCGCACCCGAAGGCGTCCCTGTGCTGCCGCCCGAGGTGACAGCGGGGGACGCCCCCGTGGGCTGTCGCGTGGGAGCAGGCTCCGTCCCTGGGGTGTTCCGCATCTGCTGGAGAAACTGAAACCAACGCGGAAGGGGGAACTTCTTGACCTTCGGTCCAGCGAAGTACTCCACCGGCCAGATCAACAGGTCTTTTCCAGTGAGCTGTTGTCCGGGAGACCCGCCAGCACCCGCCGCACGATCCGGTGCAGCCGCATCTCCGCCGACCTGTCGGTGCAGAACCGCGTCTGCTTCCTCGGGATACGCAACGGTCAACGCATGGAGCATGAACTCCTGCTGCGCGCCCGTTGCGTTGAGAGCTGCCGACATGACGCTGTCATTGATGTACGTGCGCGTCGGCTGTGCCCGGTAGTCCTCGTTCCCGGCCCAGGTGTCGATCATCGACGGGTAGATGACGTTACACGCCGGGGGTACGGCGAAGAACAGGTTCGGCTTCACGAACGTCTGTGCAAGACGCACAGGGTTCGTAGGGGAGACCCCCGTGGGCGGGTGGAAGGGTGTCGGAGTCGGCGGCGTTCCTTCAGGACGCGTTCGGTTCGTCAGTTCGACCGCGGCTTGATTGAACGTTCCGTTGGGGATCGTCTCTTGATACGTTGCGACCGCTTCTCGGAATGCCGTACGGGCTTCTGCGGGTAGCTCTGCACGAACTCGCCCTTCGAGTGCCCCGATCATGTAGTGCGTGCTCAGGTCGATGTTGCTCGACGAGAGAATCCCGCGCGTCCACTCGTCGAACTGCGCTCGGGTTACTGCTACAGATGCCGGGATTCTCGCGAAGATGTCGTTGACGATCTTCTCTCGAACCTCTTGTGCGTCGTAGGTGTGCGCGGGTTCTCCAGGGGGCGAAGGAAGCCGTGGCGGCGCTTCTTGAACAACGAGATCCGCATCCGAAGTCAGGATGCGGAGAATCTCCCCGTCCAAGTTCGTCTGGACGCACGGAGCCGTCGGTAGCATCGCGATGTCCATGTAGACGAGCGAGAGGACTTGCTTGAGGATGTCCCAGATCGATCCTGCGTTCGACACTCCGTTCGAGACCTGTCGCTGCATAGCCGACAGAGCTTCCGAAGAACGAGCCGCGTTGAAGATCGGGAACACCCCCTTACGGTTCTCCAAGGCCGCGACGTCTTCGAGCACGGGGAAGCGAACGAAACGCTGATGAAACCGGACCTTTCGGACGTGCCGTGCGAAGAAGTTCATCGCCGGGATCGTCTTGCGCTCTACGGGCACAGACGAACCGATGATCCCAACGACCACGTTGTACACAAGTTCGTACGGGGCCTTGATCACATCCCCGGCGACACCCTCAACGTCGTCCCCGTTGACGTCTACTTGCCCGCCACGAAGGGCTTGGGCTCTTGCGAGACCTGTTTGTCCCGCAGACAGGACGGCGGCCCCTTGTTGGTTTTCAACACGTCCCGCCGTTGCCCCCACCGTAAGGCCCGTGTGGAACAACGAGAAGGGGTAGAACAACCCTGCCGTTTGAAGACCTGTGGACTGAATCTCGGGACTCTGTGCAGCGACGACGTCATCGACTGTGTTCATGAAGAAAAACATCAGGTCTTCGAACAACTGCATGTGGCCCAAGCAGTTGAACGAGCGAACGCGCTGCCCCGAGATGTTCTGGAATCCGCTCGACGCAATCTCCCCGTCTACAAGAAGACGAAGTTCGGGGTTGTTCGGATCGACCCAGTGATCCAGGTAGAAAATCTGGACCGGGATGCGATCCTCGAACCCGAGGCGCTGAATGAGCGGATCGGGCGCAAGTTGGATCGTGAACTCCGGGATCTGCCAGACCCCGTATCGGATGTCGAACCCGAGAATCGGCGTGTAGACGTAGTTGATGTAGCAAGCCCAGAACGCGCGATAGTTCGGGTTGTCCGAGAAGACCGAGCCGCTACGAGCGGCCGAGGGATCGATCGTCATGGGCGGTCACCGCATGCTCTGGTTGACGAAGAGAAGGCCGCCGGAAGCCGCGGCCAGACGGGAGAGGGTACTGCCTGAGTCCCAAGCTCTCGTCAACAGCTCTCGTACCTCTTTGTTCACCCCGAGCCCCTCCAACTCGGACATGAACGAGTCCCACAGGGGCGAGATCGAGCTCAGTAGGGCTTCTGTTTTAGAAACATCGATACTCGGGGTATCGCTGTCCCTAAGTCGTCCTGAGTCCCTCTCGTCCCTCTCGTCTATATCGAGGAAGTATGCGGTTGAACGGAGCTCACTCGTGAGCAGAGAGTTCAAGAGACACAGGTAGAACGACGTGGACTCCGGGGTGCAGATGAGGGACCGCACCGCCCCCTGAAACGCCGCGGAGACGACGAAGTCCTGGGGTAGCGGGTGCGAGATCGGGGTGTCTCGAACGTCCTGTCGAACGTTGGTCAGGGGCTCAGAGCGCACGTAGTACGTCGTGCTGAAATCCACCCGATCATTCGTTACGAGGTTCGTCGAAGTCGTTGCCGACCCCGTGACGGTGATCTTTCCACTGTAAAGCTGATTCTGGCGTGACCGGACACGAACAGTGACTACGTCGCTGAGAGCCTTCGGAACCATGTAGCCAACGAAACCGGGATAGATCGCACCGTCATCTCGGATCTGCGTCAACGAATCAGGGTCGCGTCCTTTCGCGAATGCGAGTTGTCCGTTGATGCTGATTCGCAACCCGGTGAGAGGGATGCTGCCTCGGAGAACGATGATGACTTCGTCGGCTTCCCCTACGGCCTGGGCGCCGTTCGAAGGAGAGATCGACAGGACGGACAGGGTCACGGTGTGCTCCGGTTACGGCTCACGAGAACTTCGTTGCGAGACATGTTCTGTTCGAGCGGAACGGCGTTCGTGCTGCGGGTGCGTTGATCCGAGGACGACACGCTCATGTTCGGTGGCGGGGATGTTGTCTCGGGACGACCGGAGGAGACGACGCTCGCCGCGAGGTTCTGCATGCTTGACATGCGAGAGCTGTTCGGGGGCTCCGAAGATACGAGCTCGGGAGGAGCGGAGCTCACCCCCGAAGCGTTCGACTGCGATGTGAGTTGTGCGGGCGGGGCCTCGTTCGTACGCGGGTCCGCTCGTTCCCGCGGCGCCGGTTCCTCGACGGCCCCCGGAGGAGTTCGGGCGGCGAAGCTACGAATCTGGCTCTCTTCTCGGGGAAGCCCGTCGTATGCCACGGAGTAGGGATCAGCAGCGAACGCCCCACCCGGATTCGTGGGCACCCACCCCGGGGTGAAGTTCACGATGTCGAACCGCTTCACGAGAAGGCGAAACTGGAACGGGCAGAGGACTTCCTGGTTTCCGTTCAACTGCGTGTCGATGCTCGTGAGAGCCCCCGCCACAATGAACGAATCGTATTTGATCGAGACGATCTTTTGTCGCTTCGCGAGCTGCGACGCTCTCAACAGGTGGATGTACAGGCGGTAGAAGTTCGTGACTTGATCGTCCTGAACCGTGTTGAGGAGGTTTCCTGAGAAGCTCCACGTCGGGGCGCTCTGCCCGAACGTGTACGTGACGTAGTTGTCCGCGAGCGTTTCGGAGACCTGGAGCTTCTCCATGAGGCCCTGTTGGACGTTCGTGAGAAAGAAGTCCATGTAGCCCGAGTCGATGATCGTATTGCCGACTCGACGGGGGCGCGTAGGATCGCCTGCGATACGATCCACGAGGTACTGACGCGCGTTCGAATCGCCCACGCTCTCCTTGAAGAGAGCGAACTCCTCTTGATCGACGCGAATGAACATGCGCGCGAGCGTGCCCTTCTGGGACTCTTCACGCGTACCCGCGTTCTGCGCGTACTTGGGCGTAGCGCCCTTGATGTACGAGGCGTAGATGCCGCCTGCGCCCTGTTGGGGTCGGTACTGCGTCGGGCCGTGAATGAAACGGACGTCGTCCGTGCCCGGTGCGTATTGCGCTGGCATTTTACCTCCGGTAGCCGGGGCGCTCGAAACGAGCTCTGAACGTCTTCAGCGGTACTCGCTCTGTGACGATCGCAAGCGCCTCTTGCCACATAGACGGTAGGTTCAGCTTCGAGGGGCCGCTCACTTTCAAGTTCGCGATGATGTGATCGTTGACGTGACCGGCCATCGCGACGCCGTTGGGGAGGATCACAGACTCGTCGAGTGAGTTTGGATCGAGTTTCGAAACTGGCATGTCACACTCCCGCGGCGTCGGCCGCAGTCAGACGTTGAAGCTGTCCGGACTCAGCCGCACCCGACAACAGTTCGGCCGAGCGCCGCAACTCCGTGGCGGCTTGAAGGAGTTGATCGTTACCCCCTCCGATTCCGAGACGCCGGGCGGCGCCTTCGAGCATCGAAGACGCGGTAGTCTGTCCGAGAGCTTGTTGATCGGCCTCAGTACCCTGAGAGATCGCCTCGTTGATGGCGGATTCCCGCGATTGCACGATACCGAGGGCCTGTCCCACGTTCCGCAATGCGCGCATGGGCGCGGAACGGTTGGATTCCCGTTCGTCGTACTCACGTCCCGCACGATCCGCACTCTCTCCTGCACCGCGCATCATCCGTTCGATGTCCCCCGACACGTCCTCTCCACGGGACGCGCGTCGAGCGAGCTCTCCCATGGCGCGATTCTGGCTCGTAAGAGCACGGAGACGGTTCGCATCTCCCCCCGCGTTCTGAAGGCCCGTCATGATCTCTGCGGCCGTTGCCTGCCGTCGGTTCGAGCCGTCTTGGACCTGGAAGATGCGCCCCATTTCCCCTCCCGCCATGCCGAATCGTTCGGCTCCCTGCGCCGTGAGCCGCTGACCCTCTCCGACCACACGCTCCTGAGCCGCTGCGGTCATGTTCGTCATAATCTCGTTGACGGACATGTTGCCAATGCGCCCCGCCATTTGGCGCTGCTCATCGGTCAATTGGGTGTTCTGCGTCTGACGCATGATCTGGTTGATCTGCTCGCTGGAGAATCCTCGACGGCGCATCTGGTCGAAAAGGCCGCGCAGCTTCGTCTGAGCCCCTTCTCGCTGCTCTTGGTTCGCTCCGGTTTGCCCGTTCATGACAGCGCGAAGCGACGCGGCTGCGGCCATGATGCCTCGACTCTGGATTCGTTGAGATGCGTTGCCGCCAACTCCCTCAAACGAGTCGAGAAGAGAGCCCATCGCTTGTCGCTGCGCGCGTCCCGATGAGCTGTTGTTAGGATCGAGGGAGTTCCCGTACACCCGACGGTATGACCCCTCCAGAGTCCCCTGGGCGATCTGGGCCATCGAGTTCATGCCCTCCGCTCCATGTCCGGCAAGGGCTCCCGCGCGCTCTAGTTCCCGCCGCTGTTCATCGGTGCTGAAGTAGCGAACGTCGCGAGAGACAGCCTGGAGAATCGCGGGCATGTTCTGCCGCGCATTCGCCTGGGCCTGCTCCCGGGACATTCCACTGGAAACCATCCGATTGACGTAGGCGTTTTGCACGTCCCGTGGGTTGAACGCCTGCTGCTGGACAATGTTCCCGGGGTCGAGCAGGCCCATGGACAACGCACCCACGCCACCACGAAAGACGGTGTTGATCCCAGCGCGTGCGCGCCTCCCCATCCCACCGCCGGACGTCATCGCGCGGGCGATGTCGAGTGCCACGTCGTTCCGATTCGCGTCCAGGCCGCCGAAGAGCGAGTTCGTCAGACGGGACTGATCTCGATCTGACAGGTTCGTGTTCAAAAGACCCTGAGCGATACTGCTACGAGCCGATTCTGCGTTGAGGTTCCGCTGACGAGCCTCATCGCTCATCGAAAAGAATCCTCCGATACCCGCAGCGATGCCCGAACCGCCCGCAGCTTCCATGGCACGGATGTCTTGGGACAGTCGTTCACTCCAATTTCGTTGGCGACGACCCACGAAACCCGAGCCCGCCTCGCCTCGTCGAGACGCATTTCGGTACTCCCGCGTTCCATAGAAGTCGTTCGCGTCTCGTGCTGCCGATCCGGTGTGAAACCGATCCTGGTACACCCTCCCGAAATCCCCCGCGTCATCCATCCAGTGACCGATTCGGCGACTTGCGCGGGTCAGCCCACGGCTCATTCCCGAGAGGGTGTCCGAAGCGTCCCGTGTCTCATCCCACCACGTAGGAGCGCTCGCGGCTCGACCCGCCATGATGTCAGCGTTCTGTTCTCGACGGCGCACATCAATCTGATCACGCTGACGTGAGTGATACATCGGAGAGGCCATCTCCTGCGCACGAATGAGCGCTTGATTGGCGTCCATGCCGAGCATACGTGCCGATGTAACGAAGCCCGCGGACCCCCGCATGTTCATCTGTCGCATCAGCGCCATCATCGAGCGGTCTTCCATGTTCCGCTGGGCGAAGGGCCCCTGAGCTTGAAGCGTGCGACCAATCTGATCCTGAAGCATCGGCTGCATCGAGAGCGCCATGCCCAGGCCCTCAACGCCCATGCGCCCCGTCATAGCCCCGAGGTTGTTGGCGCCCATGGCGGCCATAGTCATCGGGTTACCGCCCCCGCTCATCAACGAGCGCATCGACTCAGCATTCAAACCCCCCGAAGACGTCATCATCGCAGGAGCAAGCATCGGCATCTGGAGGTGGCCCGCAGAGAACATGGTGTTCATGTTCGCGAGACCCCCAGCACCGCCCACGAGGTTCAACATCCCAGGGGAAGCGATCCCAAGGTTCTGCGTGTTCTGTGCGATGCCCGCGTTCTGCATGCCGACCTGAAGGCCGAGCCCCTGCGACAGCCCCATGGACTGAAAGGTCTGCGCGCCCTGAGCCCCGCCCGTGGCCGCGAGGTTCTGAAACGTCGTTCCTGCCATGCGAGCGAACGCACGACCGTTCCTGGTAGCGTTCTCGATCTCAACGACGTTGAGACCTTGGGCCTGCATCGAGCCCATAGTCTGAATGGCGTGACGAACGTCCGTGTCGTTTGCCAGTGACATGAACGTGGCGAGCGAACGTGAAATCTGACGAACCCGCTGGACCATCTGCTCGGGGTTCTGGACCCCTTGCAGCATGTCGTTGTTCGCGGACTCCTGCGTGATCCGCATCACGTCGGAGGTGTTGAAGCGGTTACCCGTCTCCCTTCGGAAATCCCCTGAAAGGGACATTCCTTCCAGACCGCGAGCTGCCCGGCGTGCCGCAGAGAACGAGAAGCCTGCGCCGCTCGCGTCCGCGTCTGCGCCGCCCCCGATGAACCGTTGAGATAGAGAGCCGATACCTGAGGCGTACCCGATCTCGTTCAGATCGCGCATGCCGAAGTTCCGCATGTACGCGTTCTGTCCCATACGCCCGAGGCCCAGCATCTCGGAGCCCGCAAATCCTCCGAGGAATCCAAGGGCGCCACCGCCTGCCAGGGCCGCGGCCCCTCCGAACATGGCGTTTACCCCGAACCGAGCACCCATACCGGCACGAGACGCACGAGCCGCAGCAGCCGTCTCGGCCGTGCCGAAGTCTTGCTGCGCCCCGTAGGTGTACGGGTTCTGGTACATCGCGTTCGGGACAGCAGAGAAGGGGTTCGGCTGCCCGATCGGCCCGATGTAATTCGGGCGCTGTCCCACCGACGGTCGATAGAGACTTTCCCCTGGAAAGGGGACCGCGGGACCGGGGTAGCTACCCCCGTAGTTGCCTACGGGGTTCGCGTACGTCGCCGCGTTCATCGGCATCAGAACTCCCCCCGACCCCTGAAGGTATTGGGGGGAGTTCGTGAACGTCGAGATCGGCGACTGGAACGCGTTCGGGAACATCCCCGCGCTGGAGGGATTGGCCCGGAACGACGCAGAAAGCGCGGAGGAAATCTGCGCCGCCGTAGGAACCATCGGACCTGACGGTTGATACGCAGACAACCCCGCAGCCTGCTGCATGGGGTTGTCCTCGTAGTACCGAATGTTCTCGTAGTCAGAAGGGGGCGGCATGTCCCCCTTAGTGTACTACTCCGTCCAAGAATCGACTTCGGCCAGGGCTTTGCCGATCCCCTCCTGGCCCCAAGCGCGTTTATCCCCAGCGAACTGAGCGAACGCCTCGGGCATGTACGCTTGGTGATTCAGGATCAGCTCGTACATGGAGAGCATGTCCTTCAGAGTGGTCCCGTCGGACTTGATCCCGTTGGTCGCATAAATCGCGGCCTTCAAGTTCTCGATCGACGAGACGATCATGGTCACTTCAGCGTACCGCTGGAGACGTGCTCGAAGGGACATCTCTTCGAACACGCGATCACGAAAGGACCCGGGCGGGGGTAGCTTGTGTCCGGCCGTGAACGCTTCGGCGCGGGCAATCCCCCACCCGGACGCTAGAAACCCTCGGTAGCGCCCTCGGACATCGCGGCGCCGACCATGCGATCGAAGTCGCTGATCAGCTTGAAGCAGATTTCGAGAACCTGCTCCCCGAGACTGTCCACCGCGATCATGCGCTCTCGGTACGCCTTCTCGACTTCCATCGTGTCGGCCCCGGGCTTCGCGTGCGGGAACGTGATGGTCTTCTTCGGCATGCGGATCGAGACCAGCGACGAGGCGAGGCACTGGTACAGAACCGTCTCGTTGACGACCGTTTGTGTGGGGTTCGTGAGGTTGTCGAGAGCGTAACGAAGGCGCGAGCGGTGTGCGGCGTCTCGTGTACGGAGCACGACCACAAGACGCCCGCTCATGCGGGTGTACGTGCGCTCTGAATACCCGGGATCGAGCTGCTCCGAGCAGATCGTGGCGGCCTCCTCTTCGGTAAGCCCCACTTCCTCGATCCGCGCGAGCCACTTCTCCCTCGGGGTCTTCACGGGCTCTTGTACATCGGGAGCCTGTGCCGTCTCGGTCTGGTACTGTTGCTCGCCTTCCGTACGGGTGACATCACCTGCGAGATCGTCGTCAGCCGAAGGGTCGTACTTCATCCCCGTGTCGGATGTTTCCTTCGCGAGCTCCTCTTGAGCTCGACGCGCAGCCTCGTCGGTTGCCTGCGGCTTCTTCTGTGCGGCAGCGGAGGGACGGACTACGTCAGGTTTGATCATACCGGGCATCGGTTTTCCTTGGGTTTTAGGGAGGAAACGCGGTAAGAAGTAGCAGCCTCGATTCCACTTTACAAGGGAAACTCCGTGGAACACCTACTCCCCGCAGCGGGTCTCGTCAGAAGCGAACGTCCTCAGCAAATCCGCCTCGCCACCCTCTATCAAGAGGCGCTGAACGAAGGCGGAATCATCATCGTAGAAGCCGGAACGGGTACGGGCAAGACGTACGGGTACGGCGTACCGACGATGCTCAGTGACAAGAAGGTCGTCTTCACGACGGCCAAGAAGAGCCTTCAGACACAGCTCTATGAGAAGGATCTCCCGCAGCTCGCCGAAAAGGTGAAGCGCCGCGGCTTCGCGTATCAGATGGGACGCAGCAACTACCTGTGCCAAGCCCGTCTGAAAGACTTCCTCAGAAAAGCGTCCAAGTGGGACGTACAGGAAGTCGAGAAAGTGATGCACCGAATTGAGTCGGGGGTTGTGAACCTCGAAGAGCTCAATCTTCCGTTCCGCGGACAGATCGGTGTCACCGAGTGCATCAAGTCGTTCTGCCCCCACCACAAGACGTGCGGATTCGTCGCCGCGAAGGAGTTCTTCCAGGAGCAACCCGTTCGTGTCGCGAATCACGCGATGGTCGCAATGGAAACGTTGTTGGGCAGGGGCGTACTCCTGGGAGCGTACGACGCGCTCGTGATCGATGAGGCCCAACTCTTCCCTGGATTCGTTCGGGGAGCGTTCTCGTTCGAGTTCAAAGCGGATACCCCCGATCGGCTCAATCGGATCTACGACGGCATCAGCGGGATGACATTCAACCGGGAAATCTTCCCGTTGACCCGTGAGCTGTTCGCCGAGATCGCCATGATGCGCGAGGGGGAGTTCGACCCGAAGTCCCCGCTGGTCGCGGCTCGTTTGCGCGAGATCACAGACATCCTCAACGGCATGCGCGAGGACCTGTGGCCGAACGTCTCCGCGTTCTTCAATCCAGAGACGATGGCCGTAGACGCGAGTCGCATCGGGGCATTTGCTCTGGACGACGTTGCGGACACGATCCGATCCATCTTCGCGTACAACGAGATGACGAAGACGGAAGACGCGATCAACCGCATCCGAGGGAACAACCCCTACGTACGCCGTGTTGAACGATTGGTCGAGCAGGGTACGATGACGAGGGAGGTAGCCGACGAGATCCTCAAGCTACGTGAGGACAACGAGCTGGAGTACGTGGCTCACACGATCAAGGGGGACGAGCCGATCCTGAAGCTCGAACCCGTAGATGTGGGACTCGTCATTCGGAAGTTCCTCAAGACGATCCCGACCGTGCTCATCACCAGCGCAACCCTCAGCAGCGGAGGCACGTTCAGCCACACACTCTACAGCTTCGGGCTCTCGAAAGAGGACGTGAAGACGACGGAGATTCTTCCGTCGCCGTTCAACTACCCGAAGCAGGCGATGCTGTATGTGGAGGACAACCTACCAGCGTATCCGAAGTACACAGAGGGCACGGACGCGAAGGTCAAGTACTACACGAGTGTCGCTGGACGTATTCACGAGCTCTGCACGAGTTCCCAGGGCGGAGCTTTCGTGCTCGTGCCCGCCTGGGAGGATGTCTTTCAGTTCGAGCGAATCCTTCGCGACTTCCCCGAGAAGAACTATCGCGTGCTCGCGCAGAACCGTCGTGACGGGGTGGTTCAACTCGTCGAGCGCTTTCGTCAGCGGAAAGACAACGTCATCATCGCCACCAAGGCTCTCTGGGAGGGCGTGGATATCCCAGGAGACGGGCTACGGCTCGTCATCATCACGCGCATTCCCTTCGTTGCAGAGGGGAACGCTGTCTACAAACGCCAGCGGCAGAACATGATCTCCAAGGACATCGACGAGGGGATGGAGCCGAACAAGGCCGAGTTCAAGGCGTTCTCCAAGCTCTCTGTCTTGCCCGCTTGTCAAGACATGGGACAGGGTATGGGACGCTTGATTCGCACCGAGAAAGACCGCGGTGGGATTGCGATCCTGGACCCTCGCGTTGGACTTCGCACCCGGAACTCGTACAAGGCGTACATTCACAAGACCTTCCCCATGAAGCCCACCAACGACACCGCCCTGTTCAACGAGTACCTGAAGATCATCCGTCCGAAGTCGATGGTCTGATGTACACCGGAGGCCCTTACTTCCAGATCCCCGCTCGACTCCCTTCTGGCTACTGCATCAAGTGCCGGAAGTTGTTTCAACTCGGGGATCGGTACCATCCGATCTTCATCGTTACCGCGATCGACGGACACTTCAGTGGTGTCGGGCGTGCCCTGTACGTGTCCAAGTTCACCGAGTTCTCCCACTTCGACTGTGCCCGCCCTAGTGGAAACCCCATCTTCCACGAGGGCCGCAGACCCAGCCGTCTTGACGCGAGTCACCCAGACATGTTGCCGATCCAAGAATCACGAACCCCTAGCTACGTGTGCGCAATCTGCCGAAAGGAGTTCAAGATCGGGGATCGAACCGTTCAGGTACTCATCAGCGGCGGTACGTGCATCGACCCGCAGAGCAAGCACCCGAACATGGTCGGTTCGCCGAACTTCGAAGCGGTACACGCTGTGTGCCCGGACCCCCAACTGACCATGACTGGGGTCCTGATCCTCACCGGAGACTGACATGAGTAAAGACCCCGTAGGCATCTCGAACCTGTGGTCCACCCCTGACCGGGTGAAGCCTGATCCAGCGAAAGCGGTGAAGGAGATCGAAGTACGGTACCCCGGCCGTGCGTACGCGATCGTCGTCACTTTACACGGGAAACTCGGGGACGATTCCGAGGTAGAGGCCGCCGCTGAGAAGCAACTCGGGGAAACCCTACAGAAGCTCTGGCAGCACCCGTTCATCAAAGGCCAGGGCGAGATGCTCCACATCTACACCCGAGAGCCATTGAACCCGAAAGTGACGTTCGACTTCGGGGACTTCAAGCTCTTCGGTAGCGCCGCCTCTCTCGTTCCCGACACTGCACAGGCGATGGCACTAGACCGTCTTGCGTTGGTGCTCACCACCGTGTCCAATCGCCCCGAACTCGCGGCGATTCTCACGGCGGGGCGCTGCGAAGTCAGGAGTATTCGATGAGCCAGTCGAAAGACGAGTGCAAGAACTGCGTCCACTACATGCAGTCGTTGATCCAGAACCCGGACATGTCATTCCGCGAAGCAAAGCACGGGATCTGCACCATCCAGTCGAAGTTCAGCGCAGACGATGCGACTCCGGGTGTCCCCGCAGACGCGCAACGTGTGGGCCCGCACGAGCTCGCCCCCAAAAAGATCGTCTGGCGAGACGAGATCATCCCCGACTGTGTGCTCAGGATCACGAAGGCGTAGTCATGACTGACCAGTTCAGCTACGACAAGTTCCGAAACGGTTCGGAGCGCCAGATACCCGACCGCAGGGCGAACATCGAGAACCAGCGCAGGCAGTTGGAAGGTCACAGAAACAACGAGAACCTGAAGGCTCCGAAGCCTCGTGCGTGGTTCGACACGTCAGACTCCGACGGCCGAGGGAAGGCCATCACTCAACGGATCATCGAGTTCCTGCGCACCCTCCAGGAGCAGTACGGACTCACCCCACGGGACGTCGTGTTCTCGTTGGAGCTGACGTGCATGAACTTGTTCAACATGGAGGACTTCCCTCTTTCTAGGGAAGAGCTCACAAAGGCCCGAAACGACGCGCGCGAATACTACAAGGCCAACCGCAACAAGGCCCCGCCCCCGCCGGGTCAGAAACTCGGCCCCCCGAGGAACCGATGACCAAGACAGAGTACGCGTACCTGCTCTATCGGGCAGAGTCGATCGAGAAACAGGCCCTCAAGGCCAAGACAGATGGTGTAGAGGACTTCGTCGCGAGTCGGGTGTACAGCAAGCTCTCAAACGGGCTCGAAGCACTCGTCTCTCACAAGAACGACGAGATCACCGTGCTGGAGCTGAAGTCCGGAGCAAAGCTCTCGAACTTGCACCCCTCGACAGCTCTGCTGTTCTACGGTACGGACCCCCATCAGACTGAGCGAAAGATTCTCAACGGAGAAGCACACACGCGGTTCGAAGGGCCGCGACGGAGGCGGTAGTGGAACTCGAAGCGAAGATGGGGAAGAACGAAAACGAGATCGTCGTGACCGTTACGATGTCCCCCGAAGAGCGGAGCACGATTCGTAACCGTCACGACGTCTGGTCAGAGCTAGTGGAGACGACTCTCTCGTTCGAAAGTCAGCCCCGTTCGATCATCGTGAACGCCCTCAACCGTCACGTAGGACTCGGGGAGCTCCTGCGGCTGCTGAAGCCCTTCACCCTTGATCCGCTGGACGTTCGGGACGAGCAGGCTCTACAGCCTTCGGCACCTCTCGGTCGCTGGGCGTGGTTGAGAGCGAAGTTCCGCCGCTGGTGGTCGTCCAAGAAGCAACGATCTCTTCCAGCCGCTTCCGGTTCTGCGGGTCCTGAAGCGCAGCCTTGAGGGGCTCGGGGAGGGTCGAGAGCTTGTAGGCGTCCTCGGGCACCTGTCCAGACATGCGCTGGGCGTAACGGTGTCCGAGGACGACCACTTTGGGGAGGTTGAGCCCCCACGCCTTCGAGAGCTCCACGAAGAACGCGAGTTTCGGGTACTTCAGCGCCCATGCTTCCCACTTCTCGGGAAGGCGGCGACGAATGACCACCGAGAGCACGGCGGTGAGCAGAGGCCAGCCGAGGTACGCGGCGAGCAGCGGCTTGCTAGAAACGAACACGCCCAAGATGTACTGCCACATGGATTCCTACCTCAGAAGTTAGGGTAGGAGTCCTGGTAAAAGGAGGTGAGCAGGATTTTCGTGCTCTAAGAAGGAGAAGAGAACATGGAAGACATCATCAACGTCAACTTCAAGGGCCTCGCGTCGGTCGTCACCAACCTCGTGGACGATGCGCGTCACATGCGTGACCTGAAAGACGAGGCCCGTGAAAAGGCCGAAGTTAGTTCGCTGCGAAAGTGGGTCGGCCCCTTCGCCGAAGGTCTCCCCGGCATCGAGCGCGCCCTCGCCTACTACGGGGCGGCCCGCTTCATCGAGGCCGAGATCCTCGACGAACGCGAGACGGCCCGCCCCAGCGAACCGTACCTCACCGTTCTGGTCGAGCTGAAGGTTCGGCTCGCGCGGGAGTCGGATCGCGCCCGCGGCGTCCAGGCGCCCGGCTTCTGGTCGTGGCTGGGGGCCACGGGCGTCTCCTTCGCGCTCGACGACGGGCGCCGGGACGATCTCGACAAGATCCTCGCCGAGCGGCACTTCATGTCGTCCCTCACGGATACGCTCGCTTCGGCGGTGGACCGGGTGGCCGCGACCGTCCGCGTGGCTTCGGCCGCGCAGCAGACGCTCCTGGAGCGGCAGGTCCTTCTGCTGGAGGAGAACAACGTTCTCCTCCGCAAAATGGTCGAGCGTAGCAAGAAGGACGTGAAGGTCATCGCGCCCGACGCGAAGCCCGCGGAGCCCGCTGCCCCCGAGGCGGCTCCCGCTCCCAAGAACTAGATCTCCACGAAGAAGGCGAGCGGGCTCCCGGGATTGTCCCGGTGAGCCCGCTCGCCTTTCTTTTCCCCAACACAGGAGTCCGAATGTCCGTAGAGCAGATGGTGATGGGTCTGGGCGCAAGCCGCAGTGGTTCCAGAGCGGACCAGAAAAAAGCCTTCGCCGAGCTTCGGGAGTACTGCGAACAGCATCCCGAAGAGGCGAAGGCTTTCGCGTCATCCCGACGCGTATCCCCTGAAGACCTTCTGGGAGCGTTCCAGCGCGGCTGGAACCTCTTTCAGACGGTGAAGGGGATCTTCCAGTTCATCACTGGACCGGGTTCCTCGACGCCTCGCGGAGACGAGCCACCGCCCGCTGCATGAGCGGGTCCTGGGCCGAGCCTGCGGGTTGACGCAGACCTTGCAGGAAGTCCGCGAGCTGGTTCAGAGCAATCGATCCTTCACGCATCACCGCACCGCGGTCGGGCGCCGGTTGTCGGAGTTCGGCCGCGGTGCGGAGAGCACCCTGCGCGGTGGCGATGCCGTTGCGCACGTTGCTCACGATCGCGGTGTACTGGGGTCGGGCGCCCGCCGCGCCCTCGGGGTTGGCCGACGCCCAGGCGTTGAAGGCCATGTCGGCGAGGCCGAGGGCGTTCATGGCGTAGGTGGTGGCTTCGAGGATGCCCGCGATCGGGTTGTTCTTGAAGTTCTGCCACCACGCCGCGCAGCCGTTCGTGGCGAGCGCGAAGAGGACGACGAGGACGAGCAGGGGGCTGTTCAGGCGACGCATACGTTTCTCCTGGAAGTGGCCCTCGACCATCTCGCGGCGTTCTGCGGGAGGGCCTGAGCCGGGGACTTTCCACCGTAAAGTGGGACTAGGGACCCGTTACGATAGACCTGTCCGAACCCGCCGTCTGCGACGGAAAAGGGCTCGCTCAATTTTGACATGGCGTCGAACGGGCCTACCGAACCGTCACGGTAGTAGGGCGGGGTGACGAAGTTGGCCATGCGATAACCCCACACCGTTACGAAGGAACCCTGGACCGGGTCGCACACCTCAACCGGCCAGAAGTCTTCGTCCCGTTTCGCGTACCGGGTGAGCCACGGGTCCACGAGCATCTCGATCACTTCGTGGGAGAGGATCTCGTCCCACTGGGTGCCCCAGAGCTCGCACATCTTGGCGAAGACGTAGCCCTCGGGCTGTCCGTGTCCTCGCCATAGATGCTGTCCCATGACCTGAGACTGTGTCGCGTCTTCTGGCACGTCGTAAACCATCACCCGGAAGTCCTGGTCGGACCACACGGTATCGCTCGTGGCGGCGTACACTGCCGCGTTGATTCCCCAGGTGCGTTCCAGGGTGGTGTTCACGTACTGGTGGAGGGCCTTCGAGAACCCCGTGAGCGCGTCGAGCGAGATCGTGGCGGATCGGTGAACCAGTCGCACGGTAAACATCGGAGACAACGTAACACATGCGGACGAGAACCGTACGGTTCAACCTGGACGGCCTGGAATTCGTCGTTGTCGTCGACAACGGAACACGGCCATCACTCCTGGACCCGGGAGAGCCCGGCTCTTTAGAAGTCGAAGCCGCGACTTTCCAGGGGAAACCGATCCGGGCCGAACACCTCGAACGATACCTGGAAGGAAAGCACAAGGAGCGATTCGATGAAAAAGTGATTGACCATCTGAACGACTGGGAGTAGACACGTCGATCGGAGGCTTCATGGAAGAACTGACGATCGAACAAGAGCTCACGCGCATGCGTGACCAGCTCGAAGACCTGGACGGCGAGCTCGACGAGCTCAAGCTCCGGAAGAAGAACATGCTCCGCAAGATCGTGCGCGTCACGCGCAACAACGTGGAGCTCGCCGAGAAGCTCGGTCTGCCCACGGAGCTCTCGCAGCGCGGGCGCAAGAAGGCGACCGACGATGAGGGCGACGACCCCGCGGGAGACACGACCCCGCCGGGCTGACGAACAACACCAACAACAGCAACCGGAGCGCCGGGACTCGAAAGGGTCCCGGCGCTTCTCTTTTGGAGAAGAGACATGCCGAAGAGATCGAAGACCGACAGCAACATCAACGCCCTGTACAACAGTTCGAACACGATGCGGTCCACGGCGGTGCCCCCGGGCATGGCGCAAAGCGTGTACCGAGAGACTCTCGCCGAATGGGGGAAGGCTACCTACAGCCTTTCCCGATCCAACGACCTCCTCTACGACGTGATTCAAAACGCGCTGAAACGCTTCGGCGCGTTGTGGAAGGTCCTGCCGCACGAAGGGAGACGTCGGGAGGTGGTCGAAGACGTCATTCGACTGCTAGCTGAGGCGTGGATGGACGAACCCGCCCACACCGTAGAGGAGCGCCTCGAAAACCTGCGCGAGCAGGGGTTCTTCTCGGACTTGGCCGCGGGGCATCTCACCGAGCGCAACTACGGCGCAGTCTTCGCGGAGATCCTGCGCATTCCGTTCAAGCAGGCGAACGACCTCGAACTCTTCATCGAGATCGAACACACCTTCGACGGGATCGATCCGAAGCCCGTCGAGAAGACGAAAAAAACCAAGCGCACCAAAAAGTGAAAAGGCGCCCCAGAGAATCTGGACCGCCTCGTCACCCCTGACGACCAGCTCGTCGGCAGCTAGCGCACCCTTACGGGCTAACTCGACCATAGAAGAACGAACCCAAGGAGTCAAGAATGAAGGAGTACGTACAGAAACGTCTCCAAGAACTCGTCGCGGACATCCGAGAGGTCGACAAGGATCTCGATCCGGACGCCTACGACGACGATCGGGACGTCGGCTTCACGGCCGTTAGCGGGCGGATCTGGGAATCGGGAGACACCTCCGACATCTGCCACGCGGCACACTCAGGCGGTCAGATCGAGGCTCTTCGTCTGATCTGCCAAGAACAAAACCTCCAACTCGACCCGGAATTCGAAGCGCTCTTCGAATGGGCCGAAGTGATCAACCCGTCGTGAGCCAAAAGAAGAAGTTCCTCGAAGCCTTCAACGAGGGCGTCCGGGACGGCTACAAACAGGGCGTCTTGCAGAGCGGGATCACCTGGAGTGACGGCGATGATCCCGACTATGCCAAGCTCAACGAGAGCTACGACCACGGGGCGAACGTGGGCGAGGCTCTACACGCGTTGAAGAAGTCCCATCGTGGGCTCTACAAGACGCTTCAAAGGGGACTGAAGTATGTCCTCAACGCGTGACCGCACCCGGGTCAACTTCGACCTGGAAGCCCTCCGCGCGAAACTCGATCGCGAAGACTGGGAGGACTCCGACGACCTGGGGCGACAGATGCGCCGCATCTATCTCGGTTCCTGGCTCAGTCTGAGCCCGAGCGGCAAAATCTACGCGCCCTTCGCGTGCTCGAACGTCGAGGGCTGCGGGAGCTGCAACGGGACCGGGAAGATCCGTCCGCAGGGCTCCCGACGCGTCGTCAAGAAGCTCCAGAACCGGAGCCGCGAGGTCCGGCGTCTCGTGATGAAACGGTACGGACCTTACTACGAAGGGAACTGGCCCGCGTACATCAACAAGAAGCTCAACCGGATCGAGCGGGTCCAACACCGTCTCGCCGACACCCACTGCGTCGCGTGCGGAGGAACGGGCTCTCGTGAAGCCCACCTCGACGACCTGTGGCGAGAGAACATGACCACGGCCTTCGCCACGAAGGACATGTGCTTCGACGAGGACGGGGAGGACCTGTTCGCTTCGGAATACCGTGACATTCCAGTGGAAACTGGGTAGGGTCGGCGCCCCCATGAGCCGAGTCCAAGAGAACTTCCCCATCACTCCCGACGAGTTCGAGCGCGCGGAACAAGGCGAGAGCGCCATGATCCCGCGGCTCCTCGTTCGCGTCCGTCAGCTCGCGAAGCAGAACCTCCGGTATCGGTTGATCCAGACCATCCGGGATCTCGCAGACACCCCCGAGGAAGAGCAACCGACGGAGTACGCCTCGTTCGCCGTGTGGCACGCCGTGCAAACGGGGCCCAAGGCGATGTCCACTCGAACGGCCACCGAACTCGACGCCCTCGCGTACGAGGCGGGAGTCTGGTGTCTGTTCGACAACGTCGATCCCGACAACGAATGTCGGTTCGTCCCCCTCGATGAGTGGGAATCCATGTACAGGGAATGGTGCAAGACCAATGCGTGATCTCGAACTCCACGAAGAAACCTTCAAGCTCACCTTCGGGGCTGTGAACGCCGACGTCCACACGTCTCCGTTCGGGGTGCAGTACTTGAAAGAGCACGGCGTCGTCCTCATCGGACAGACCGCCACGCACCTGAAGGGGCTTCACCGCTACCTGAAGGGCTACGGCACCGAGGCCGACTTCGAGCAGTACCTCAACGATCCCGTGCTGCTCGATAACGGATCTGCGCTGGCGAAGTTCGCCGGACAGGTCTGCTACATGAGCCTCGGGAACAAGCGCCGCAAGAACGAGAAGGCCGACGAGTACTTCGACAACCTCAAGGAGCAGAAGCACGGCTCCGTCCTCGAACACCCCGTCTACTCGCTGTTCTTCTACGGCATCAACCGCGCGTTCACCCACGAAGCCGTCAGGCATCGAGCGGGCACCGCGTTCTCCCAACAGTCGCAGCGCTACGTCGGGCCCGAAGTGGTCCGTTACGTGATGCCGCGCCTGATGGATCGCAACGACACGGGCCGCGAGCTGTTCTACAGGCACACGCGCGACAATCGTCAGGCGTACATCGATCGAATCGAGTACGCCGCTGCTACCGAGCCCGACATCGAGGGCGAGAGCAAGACCGACAAGCGCAAGCGCATGCAGAGCTTCGCACGCACCGCCCTGGCGAACGAGGCCGAGGCCCCGATCGTCATCAGCGGCAACATTCGGGCGTGGCGGCACATGCTCACCATGCGTGTCGCTCCCGGCGCCGACGAAGGGATTCGCATCCCCATGTACGACGCCTTCCGCATCCTTCGCGCAGCAACGCCGATCGCCTTCGACGACTTCACCGAGAAGACGCTCGCCGACGGCACCATCGGCATCACCCCCAAGCACCTCAAGGTCTGAACGACATGGTGGACTGGCGCACTCAGGTAAAAGAGGGAGATTTCGTAGCGGTCGCAGTTCCCGATGGTGGGAACGGCGGGTACGGCTACGCGCGCGTGGAGAGGTCGGCAATACCGACGGACACGAGCATTCTCGTCACCCTCTACACCCAGGTGTTGCCGCGAGGAAAGCGGGGAACCGTTCCGGCCCCGCTTCTCGTCGTCCCCATGACACCGGACCAATTCAGCGTCGCTCGCCAGAGCGGTTGGCCGAGTAGCTATGATCGCGGCCGAGCGATCTGCAACCAGACCACCCAAAACATCGGCAAGGCGTAGTGGACCCCAACAACACGAGCATCGAGAAGATCAAGCGGCACATCGAGCGCATCTGGAAGCGCAAGCCGCAACTCAACGAAGAGGAGACCCGGCGTCTGCGCCGTATCGAAGCGGCTGCCAGAAAACCCGACCCTGCGGACGTCCTCTGGGTGGCGTCCCTCGAAGAACGACTGAAGTCATGAACTGCCTCCAGTGCGGGAGGGGGCTCCGACTCGACACGGACGGCGTCATCACTGTCCGTAGAGCCTGCTGTGACGAGCGCAATCTCAAATGCGTTCGCGCGAAGCGAGGCTCGCCCTGCGGTCACGCCGTGCAGGTACGTGTGGCGCCGTACGACGCCAACGAAGTGATCGCGGCGTTCTGCAAAGAGCACGCGGACATGGACCTGTACGACGACTCCTTCCCAGACGACCCGCCACCGCCTCCACAAACCCCTGCGAAACCGAAGGGTTCCCCCAAGGTTCCAGTGGAAAAAGCGCCCTCACCTCCCAAGGAGACGAAGGAGAAGGCCCCCTTCAAGTCGTACGACCCCCCTGCATTCCAGCAGTGGTACCAGCGTATCGACATGCCGCACTACGCCTGCGAAACGTGCAAGGCGGTGTGGGCTACGAACGGCCCGTCCGAGCGCTGCCCGCGCTGTGACGGCGCGAAGACGAAGCGAACGGGCGAGTACACGATACTCGACATGACACGTACGATGTTTCTCGCCGACTCCGTGGATCTACGGAGAATCGAAGAAGGAAACGTCGCACACGACACAAAGACCACGAAGATCGAGCAAGGGCAACAGCCCGACATTCTCGTGCTTCACGGCTACAACACGCTACCCGGGGCAAAACCACTCCCCGAGGAGAAACCCTAGTGGCCCAGTGCAAGACGTGCGGAAAAGAGCTGCGCGTCGAAACCGACGGGATCGTCTCCGTCAGGGCCCCGTGCTGCGGGGAAAAGAAGATCGTCTGCGGCAAGAACAAACGAAAAGACCCCTGCGGGTCCACCGTACAGGTTCAAGTCGATCCGTACGACTCTCGTGAAGTGGTCGTCGCGTGGTGTTCGAAGCACGCGAACGACGAGCTCATGGAGATCGTCAAGCCTCCTGATCCCGGGATCGAAGAGAACAAGATCGAGGACTACGAGCTCGACTACCTCCCCGACACCATGGCGGGCATGGAACACCGAGAACGCATCCTCACCGGAACCAAAAAACAAGTGCTCGCGGCTCTGTCGAAAGACAAGTCCGCGGGCATTTGCCCTTCCTGCGGCGGGCAACACCGTCAGTGTGATCGGAAGATCGAGGCGGTACACGAGGACACCCAGCCTTCGAAACAGAGCCCCTGGCGAATCGTCTGCCCGAAGTGCGGCGACCACGGGTTCAAGTACACCTAGCGGGAGCATGAGCGACTACGAACTTCCCCAAGACCTGAAAGACTCGGAGCGAGAGCTCTACGAAATGTTCGTCGAATGCACGGGGCGCGTCCTCGTGGATTCTGGGTTCGAGAACGGTCGCGCGTGGCAGCGCAACCGTCTACGGGACATCCGTAAGGACCCTCCGGCTACGTACGACCTGTTCATCGACGGTCGGCGTTTCGAGTACGTGTCAGTCTCGACGTACCACTTCCTTCAAGATCGTCTCACCTTCGACGAGAAGGCGACTGACATTTTCAAGAAATGGTCCCGTCGAAAGTCCGTCGCGGAAGATGGCCTCTGGCAGCAGATGGTCGGTTTCCCGAAATGGCTCGCGCGAATGCTGTCCAAGGCCGATGTTCGCGGCCCCTTCGGAGGTGAACGTGGCGGGCACTGCTACGTGTACACATACAACGAAGATAACGTGCTCAACCAGAACTTCCAGGTGTGTGCGTTCGAGGTGAACGACACGGAGTACTACGTGGTGTCCCTCCACAACGGCGCCGATGCCCGTTGGGGCTTCACGGACGCCAAGGTGTTCACCGGAAACGGCTGCTCCGAGTGGGCAGTGTTCGACTACGCCCGCGCCACCCTGTCCTGTGGAGATCACCACTGGGACACCGAGAACGGGTGTAGCTACCGCTCTGACGAAGCAGAACCCCGGGACTTCGACGAGATTCGCCTCGTGCTTACGAAGGATCACCCGGAGTACGACAAGGCGAAGGACACCTTCAAACGCGGCGAGCCCGTTGTGCGGGTGGACAAGAACGGAAGGATGCACTGCCCCGTCATCGGTTGTCGGAAGCTCCTTCAACCCTGGCCCTGGCCGTAAGTCTGATAGGAGAACTGGTATAAGAAGGTGTAGCGAATCTTCTCGCTACATCGCACCCACGGTAGTGGGAGAACGGTACCAGACATGCCCCACGAGAAGCTGATCGCCCAGGCTGACGACCGCGCTGACGAGATCCTCGCCCGGCTCTACGGAGCCAACGAGGTCGCCGACAGCCACAGCAGAGCCAAGAGGCGTGAAGTCGCTCTTCGGTCCTTCGAGAACGGAGAGTCCGACACCGTCGAGCTCTTCAAGAGCCTCGACAACCGCTAGTCCCCACGAAGGGCACCGCTGAGAGCTTCGGCTCTCAGTCTGGTGCTCTTCTCTTTTTCCACTGGAAAGACGAGACCAACCATGGCGATGATTCACCACAGCGACAAGAACTACGAAGAGGCTTCGTCCGTCGCTGCCGAACACGGACGTAACCACCTCAACGGCCTGATCGAAAAGGGCCGGGCCCAAGGCCAGCGAGTTCTTTCCGAACTCAGCGAGATGGTCATCAACGACTACGACTGCCGCACCCGGGGGCTTCGTTTCGCCTTCCAAGACGACAAGGGCCTCAGCGTCGTCGGCAA